ACACGGCCTATACATTTAGCACAGGAGGGATTTTGTTAAATTACTTTTGCAATATTCCACCATTGTAAGAGAAATATTTGCCAGCTCCGTCATCTTTTACTGTAGACTTGTCAAATGTAATATGCCCTTGGTCTCCAAAATCAATAGTCATAGTATCCCACACACTATAGTACTCATCATCTAGCGAAAGTAATGCATCTGTAATCTCAGATACGCCCATCTCCGCTACAGAACCGAGCGGAAATTGCCCGTTGTAGTGGCTTAAATCTGCCACAACCTTCAAATTTTTATCCTTTAATTCAACGCTTGAAATCTTAATGCCTGGAGTAAGTGCGTTAGGCAATACTTCTTTTGCTTTGCTTACAATATCAACATTAGAAGCCGTTTCGGTTGTCTCTGCTACTGTCTTTGCTGTAGTAGTTGCCTTGGTGCTACCCGTTGTATTGGCACCACACCCTGCCGACATCACGGTCACGGCTGTAGCGATTGCTAACACTATCAATTCTTTTTTCATAATCAAAATCCTTTCATTTGTTGTTGTAAACGGGAATCGATTGTTTTCACATGATTTCCACAAAATATAACATCCTACTTTCATCACCTTGACAATCGAACAAACATTCGATATATTTATTACATCATTATTTTGATTGTGCAGGTAGCAGGAGGTATAACATGAATGATAAGGAAGAATTAAAAGAGCTACAAAAATTACTTTTTCTTGCAAATTCGAGGCATATACACTTAATACTGATATACCTCAAAAAACTTCTTAAGGCTGACTGATGTCAGTCCTTTTTTTTATTGCTCTCTTTCTTTCTCATTCGCACATACGGAGATAATCTTTTCTAACACTTTCCACTCGTCATCGTTTAGCTTTGCTATAGCTGATATAAATTTCTTTTTAAATGTATTAGATGCATCCCACTGTATTTCACCGATGAAGTTTATTATTTCTTCATCAAGCGACATATCTTTAAACATTTCGCCCGTACCAGTACGCAACCATTCTTCATTTACATTAAACTCACGACAGATTGCCAAGATGTTTTGTTCGCTTAATCCGTTGCGACCTCTTTCTATGTCAGAGATAGCCGAGCGAGTAACTCCGATTTTTTCTCCGAACTTTTCACCTGACAAGCCGAGCACTTTTCTAAGCTCTTTTACTCTTTCGCCCATATTTCTTCCTTCCTAAATTAAGTTTTGTTTATGTTTTCAGTATATAAGGAAGAAAAATAAAAGTCAAGAAAAAGTTCGCAAAAACGACATAAAACTATTGACAAAGTCGTTTTAACGATGTATTATGTTCGTATAACCAACAAAAAAGAGAGGAGCAAAGCAATGAAGACAAGGACAAGCGAAAAAGCAAAGAAGATTATAAGCGTCTTAAAAGAAACACTGCCAAAGTTGAGTAAAGAGAAGCAAGAGTACTTACTTGGGTTGGCGGAGGGTATGGAAATGGCAAGAGGAATTGCTGAAGATAAAGAAAGGAGCAGAAAGTAATGAATGAAATTCGGATTTTTAAAAGCGAGGAGTTTGGAGAGATTAGGACGGTAGAGATATGTGGCGAGCCTTGGTTCGTGGGGAAAGATGTGGCGGAGACTTTGGGGTATGAAAGACCAACTAAAGCGGTAAGCGACCATGTAGATGGTGAAGATAGGGATGAAGTCCCAATTCAGGACCCCATCGGAAGAATGCAAAACACCGCCATTATCAACGAAAGCGGTCTATACAGCTTAATCCTTTCCAGCAAGCTACCGAGTGCGAAAGCTTTCAAAAGATGGGTTACATCCGAAGTTCTCCCCTCAATCAGAAAGCACGGCGGTTATATCAACGGACAGGCGGAAATGAGTCCAGAGGAGTTGATGGCAAAAGCATTACAGGTGGCACAAAAGACGCTTGAAGAGAGAGAGGCAAGGATAGGCGTACTTGCAGCTGAAAACTCTGCACTGACGGTAGAGAAGCAGATACTTAAACCAAAGGCAGATTATTTTGATGAACTGGTTGACCGAAATCTGCTTACTAATTTCAGAGAGACAGCAAAGCAGTTAAGCATTAAGCAAAATGACTTTGTGAAATTTCTGCTCGAAAAAAAGTATGTTTACTGAGATAAGCGAGGAAAACTATTGCCGTATGCAGATAAAAATAATGGGCTGTTTGAGGTAAAAGAGTGTTTTAATGAAAAGACGCAGTGGAGCGGGACACAGACACTTGTAACACCAAAAGGAAGAGAGACATTTAGATTACTGTGTTTATAAAGTCTAGTAAGTAGCTTTTTGAATTAAGGAGGAAATAAATATGAAAGAAAATCGCATATCTGTGGAGCAGGCAGCTAAACTCCTAGGGGCATCTCCACAGTTCGTCAGAATAGGGATGCAGACGGGGCAGTTGAATATTGGGGTTGCAGTGAAGATATCGGGTCAATGGACATATGTAGTTACAAAACAGAAGTTTGAAGAAACAACTGGAATTCCAGTGAAAGAAGTATAGTAAGATGGAAGGATGGATCACTAAGCGAATTAAGATACAGACTGCGGAATTTGCAAGTCAAAGAAGAAGGCCTGCAAATGGAGTAGGGTGGAAGATAGTAAGAGAGGTAGGATAAATGGAGAGGGCTAGAGAGGGGAATTAGATGAGTGATGTAAATTATTGTTTATTGTCGATTTCACTGGTGATCATGCTTGACATCATTAACACAATGTTAAGCGATGGAAGCAAAGACTTAGATACAACAAGGTTAAGGTTAGAGGCGATTAGAAAAGAGGCGAGCGAGGCTATTCAAAGACTTGACAAAGAAGCTGAGCTCAATGAATAACGGATGTAGTTATCAAAGTTATCAAAGTACACAGTAAAGGAGAATTAGTATGACAAAGAAAGAATGGGATGAGTTGGCTAAGAAGGATAGAGAGAAGTATTTAGAGCTGTATAAGGAATTTATGTATGATCGTCGCAATACATACAAATGTGAAGAGTGCCCAGAAAATATTGACGAAAAAAGCCCAGCCTTCGAGTTTAGACTCAAATGCGGACAGTACAACTGCTGGGTTACATGCCACTGTAATCAGCTATAGAGAAAGGAGAAAGCACGAATGAGGAATGAGGAATCAGTGGAGTATGAAGAAATTGAAAAAAGTCGGCTTGAGGAGTTAGAGGCGGCGGAGGAGGAGCTTGAAGAGCTAGAAGACAGAGTGGCATTTCTAAAAAATAGTGCGTTTTTCATTTTTGTCTTTGTAATGGGTGTGGCCGTAGGGCTGCACCTGTAAAAGGAGGTTTGAATGAATAGGACGGAGTGGTTTTTGTTACAGTTACAAGCTGTGTTAGACACCATCCCTGATGCAGTTAAAAAGTTGGATATCTCCTGTGCAGGTGGAGTACTGACTGTGCGAGATGGCGTAGATGATGGCTCAGATGGCTCAGATGCAGGGATTAAGGTTTCTTATGTGGGAGACAATCCAAACTTAGGGCGTGTGATGTTAGATGTCGTGTCGTGGGCGGTGATTCCAGGTCGACAAGTTAAGAACGCTTACGCTCTTGCAGGAGAGATTGGGGTGCTACTTGCCTATTTCCTACGCATCACACAAGCCCAGATGTGTTCTGTGACGCACACGACGATTTTATTAGATAAAAGAAGAGCGATTAACATTGAAGATATGACTGCATTTGAGGTGCTAAATACACTCGCTGTAAGGCTTACAGAGATCGATAAGAGGTAATGAAATGACGAGATTAAGAGATTATTTAGAGTACTTGTTGCCCGCACTTGTGTTCGCAGATGCGAGTATTATCAATTTAACTGTGAACGGTTCAACAGTAACACTCGTGCGATCGGCTAAAGCGGATATCGAGTTGGACGCAAAAGGGCTGAGTGCGGCAGAGATTATGGAGCGATTAGGGAAAGAACTGAGTGAAGGACAATAGAAAAGGAGAAAATGATGAAGATTAGTTTACAGTTTGACGGGTATGACGAATTTACGAAGTATATGGGGAGATTTGCAGAGATTACGCATTTGCTCAAAGGGGAGACAGGAAAAGCAACAATCCAGGTTCAGATGCCAGCGGAAGTGAGCACCACACCACAACAAGCAGTTACACCAGTACAGCAAGCTGTTGTTCAGACACCACAAGAGGTTCCATTTGCACCAGTACAGCAAGCTACTCAGTCAATTACACCTGTTCAAACTGAGGTGCATAATTATACATTAGATGAGTTGTCGAAAGCGGCGGTACAGCTGATGGACGCAGGAAAGCAAGCAGAGTTAGTGTCGTTGATCAACACTTTCGGTGTCATGTCCATGCCAGAGCTTCCAAAAGGGCGATATGGAGAGTTTGCGGTGGCACTGAGAGAGTTGGGGGCACAGTTATAAGAATGACAGAATGTGATTTTTTGGAAGGATAGGAGAGAGTATGGGGCATGAAATGAGAAAACACGCCTTGCTCAGTGCGTCTAGTGCCCATCGGTGGCTAAATTGTCCACCGAGTGCAAGACTAGAAGAAGGACTGCCTAGCATTGTATCAGATGCGGCAAGAGAGGGCACACTGGCACATGAGTTAGCTGAGCTAAAGGTTAGCTTATATTCAAGACCTTTAGATCTATCGAAGAAAGCGTATACAGCGGCGGTAAAGAAATTAAAAGAAGACGAGCTTTGGGACGGTGAGATGGAAGGCTATACAGACGAGTATGTCGAGTATATCAAAAAGACGGCTACAGCCTTCGATGCTGTGCCATACATTGATGTCGAAAAACGGCTTGACTTAACCCAATGGATTCCTGATGGCTTCGGTACAGCGGATTGTATCCTCATCGGCGGTGGGGTACTCCATGTTATTGACTTTAAATACGGCAAAAACCCAAATGGCAGAGTGGAAGCTGATCACAACCCACAGCTGATGTGCTATGGCCTCGGAGCTTATCAGGCATTGAGTCTAATTTACAAGATTGAGACTATCCGAATGACCATTGTACAGCCTAGACTTAGTGATGGAATCAGCGAATGGGCTTGTACAGTAGAGGAGTTACTAGAGTTTGGCGAAAAAGTAAAGAAAATAGCAGACCTTGCCATTAAAGGCGAAGGGGAGTTTAACCCAAGCGAAAAGACTTGTAGATATTGCAAAATCAGAGACCGTTGCAAGGCGAGAGCAGAAAAGAACGCACTTCTTGTTCTAGAAACGAGTAAAGACCCAAAAAAACTGACAAATGGGGAAATTGCAAAGTACTTAAAACAGGGGGCAGATGTGTCAGCGTGGCTATCCGATTTACAGGCCACAGCACTTGCAGAGTGTCTTGCAGGCCGAGAGGTCCCTGGGTGGAAAGCGGTAGAAGGCAGAAGCACAAGAGACTGGTCGAATATGGATAAAGCCTTTGAGGTCCTCACAAAAAGTGGGATTGATGAGGCGATGCTGTGGGAGAGGAGACCACTAAGCCTTGCACAAGTGGAAAAAGTCGTGGGCAAGAAAGAGTTTGCAGAGTTAGTTGGAGACTTCGTAGTAAAAAAGCCGGGCAAACCGACTATAGTCGAAGAATCCGACCGAAGAAAACCAATAGATACAATATCCGCAAAGGATGTATTTAAATAACATACAAACAAAGGAGATTAGAGATTATGCAAAGTAATAGTGTGACAACAAAGGAAGTAAGATTATCCTATGTGCATTTGCTTAAGCCATATGCACAGCAGACTGGGCAAGCCCCAAAATATAGCTGTACCGTTCTTTTACCGAAAGCAGATGTAGAGACAAAAGCTGCTATCGACGCTGCAGTTGAAGAAGCAAAACAAAGAGGAGTTAGCACAAAATGGAACGGTGTGCTCCCACCTAAGGTGGATGTTCCTATTCATGATGGTGATGGCACAAGACCATCAGACGGTATGCCGTTTGGGGCAGAATGCAAAGGCTGCTGGGTATTTACTGCGTCAGCGACAGAAAGCAGACCACCAGAAGTGGTAAATGCACAATGTGAGCGAATTATTTCAGCAAGCGAGGTTTACAGCGGTATGTATGCCCGCATAAACATTACCTTTTTCCCTTATATGGTTGGCGGAAAGCGTGGAATTGGAATCGCACTAGGCCCAGTACAAAAAACAAGGGACGGAGAGACGCTAGGCGGAAGTACTCCATCAGCTGCGGATGTATTTGGCAAGCCAACGCAAGCCCAGCGGATTAACCCTATTACTGGACTACCAATGTAACTTCATATGATTTTATGGGAGGGCTTGATGCTCTCCCTTTCATCTAGGAGGAGAAATGAACCATTTGAGTATAGATATTGAAACAAAAAGCAGTATTGATATCGGTAAGGCTGGGGCATATCGGTATGCTCAGTCTAAGGATTTCGCAATACTGCTTTTTGCGTATAAGGTGAATGATGACGCTGTACGCATTGTGGACCTCGCAAGAGGCGAATTAATCCCTGAGGCTATAATTTGTATGCTTAGTGATGAAAACACAATAAAACACGCTTACAATGCGTCATTTGAATGGTACTGTTTAAACCGTGCAGGATATAAGACACCAATTGAACAGTGGCGATGCACAATGGCCCACGGACTGTACTGTGGCTATACAGCAGGACTAGAAGCAACTGGTAAAGCCATTGGACTTCCATTAGACAAGCAAAAATTAGCAACAGGTAAGGCCTTAATTCGATACTTTTGTGTTCCTTGTAAGCCTACTCGAACAAATGGCAATCGAGTATGGAATGAGCCACATCACGATATGGATAAGTGGAAGCTATTTAAAGAGTACTGCATTGGAGATGTTGTGGCAGAGAATGCCATTTTAAAACGATTAGAGCTATTCCCTATGCCTGAGTCAGAAGAAAGGCAATGGCAGATGGATGTCTTAATGAATGCGTATGGCGTAAAGGTCGATAAGGAATTGATCGATGGGGCACTTGCGATCGATGCAGAAAGTACTGATCAACTTACGAAAGAGGCTATCAACCTAACAGGACTTGCCAATCCAAATTCGACCACGCAACTTTTAGCGTGGCTATCGGAGAAGAAAGTTGAAGCAAACGACATTCAAAAAGCTACAGTGGCAAAGTTAATTGACGAAGTTAAGGACGATAGAGTCAAAAGGGTACTAGAAATTCGTCAGCAATTAGGAAAGACTTCAGTAAAAAAGTACGAAGCGATGAAAGAGTCTATGGGAGAGGGCGACAGAATCCGAGGACTGACGCAGTATTACGGGGCCAACCGTACAGGACGCTGGGCAGGAAGGCTAGTACAGATGCAAAACCTTCCACGAAATTACATTGGAACTCTTGATATGGCAAGAAAGATGGTGAAGGCAAAGGACTATATTGGTCTAAAACTGGTCTACGGCAATGTTCCAGATACGCTCTCCCAGTTAATCCGAACAGCCTTTATCCCTTCAACGGGGCATAAGTTCGTAGTGGCCGACTTTTCTGCCATTGAAGCTAGGGTGATTGCCTGGCTAGCAGGTGAGACATGGGTTAACGAGGTATTTGCCACGCACGGTAAGATCTATGAAGCTACAGCATCACAAATGTTTCATGTGCCGATTGAACTCATTAAAAAAGGCAATCCAGAGTACAGTCTTAGACAAAAAGGCAAGGTTGCTACACTTGCACTTGGGTACCAGGGTGGAACAGCGGCATTGGTGGCCATGGGTGCACTTTCAATGGGGCTATCAGAAGATGAATTACCTGATATCGTGCATAGATGGAGAGCCGCCAACCCTAGGATTAAAGATTTGTGGTATGCCATTGAAGCAGCTGCTATTCAAGCTGTAGAAACGGGGCAGGCCCAGGCAACACACCGACTATTATTTACAATGGAATATGATTTGGTGTACGGACAGAGCTTTTTAACGGTTACCCTACCGTCAAAGCGAAAATTGTTTTATCCAAAGCCATTCCTTGCACCCAACCAATTTGACTCTCCTGCTATTCACTATTATGGCATTGATCAGAGTAAAAAATGGAGTGTGGCAAATACCTATGGCGGAAAGCTTACTGAGAATATCGTACAAGCAATCGCAAGAGATTGCCTGGCGGTCACTCTACAACGGATTCACGAGAAAGGCTTACAGGTCGTGTTTCATGTGCATGATGAGGTGATTGTAGATGCCCCTATGGAAACGACCGTAGAGGAGCTTTGTGGCATTATGGCACAGCCTATTGAATGGGCACCTGGGCTAATCTTAAAAGGTGCTGGGTTTGAAAATGACTATTACATGAAGGACTAAGGTATGAAGAATGACAGAAAAATCTTAATTAGCTCTGCGGGTTCAAGAAAGGCCGTTGTTTGGTCAAGAAGTAGCCTATTATGGTCAGAATTTACACAGAAGCTAAAAGTTCCTGTACGAGGGCAGGAGACAATGGAAGAATACTTAAATCTTCCAAAGCAAAAGCAGGATGAATTAAAAGATGTGGGCGGTTTTGTAGGCGGAACTTTTAAGGATGATCGAAGAAAAGCCGCTAATGTAGAGGGGAGAGACCTTATCACTCTAGATCTGGATAATATTCCCACAGGAAAAACAGAAGATATTATCAAGCGTGTGACGGCCTTAGGATGTGCGTCTTTAGTTTATAGTACAAGAAAGCATACTGCATATGCTCCGAGGTTACGAATTGTAATTCCTTTAGATAAAACAGCATCAGCAGATGAATATGAGCCATGTGCAAGAAAGTTAGCCTCCCTGATTGGGATTGAATTCTGTGACCCAACCACATTTGAAGCATCGAGACTGATGTACTGGGCAAGTACCTGTGCGGACAGTGAGTATGTATATGTGGTCAATGATATGCCGTTTTGTAGTCTTATTGGTATTTTAAACACTTACGGAGATTGGCAAGATGTGACGCAGTGGCCACAAGTGCCAGGAGCTGAAGCCATCGAAAGAAGAAGGCTAGCAAAACAAGAAGATCCGACAACAAAAAGTGGCGTCGTGGGTGCGTTTTGCAGGACTTACCGCATCCAAGATGCGATGGAGAAGTTTATTCCTGGAATGTATGAGCCTACAGCGATACCTGGGCGATACACCTATACAGGAGGCTCTACCGCAGGCGGGGCTGTCATTTATGACGGAGACTTATTTATGTACTCCCATCATGCTACAGACCCTTGTTCTGGTCAGTTAGTTAATGCATTTGACTTAATTAGACTACATAAGTTTGCAAATAA